AACGACCGCAACCACGAGTATGACGAAGAGCGACTCAGCCACGATACCACCTGTCTACCGCGTACAACATGAACAACGTCACGCCGTACACAAGCAGTTGCAACACAGCGCGCTCATACTCCATAGCACCGATATTAGCGCAACCGTGCGAAATCATCCAGTAGATTCCTGTCCTCCCCGGCGTTGAGAATCGACAACCACTCGTCCGAGTTCAGTAGCGCGAGTACGTCCTCATCCGCAATCTCATCCCAGCCCGACGCGGGATCAACAAAATCATACAACCGCCGCAGCCGGGGAGACACCGTCAGATGATGGACGCCGTGCAGCGCGGCCGCATACTCGTAAATGAGGGCAGCGTCAGAGGAGGAACGATAGCGCGCGTAGTCGTAGAGCAATCCAGGATAGGAGCGACCAGCGGGCACCTTGGCCGCAGGATTAGCCGTCTCAAACGCAGCACCCGCAACGCCATCGGTCGTCAAATACCGCGCGACCGCCGCCACGCCATCATGCGCCACCCGGCGGACATCGGCGCGCCAGTCTGCGCCCGCAACCTGCGACCAGCGCTCCGCAAGCGCGACGGAGACCGGAGTCAAATAGGGGAGCCCGGGGGAGACAAACACGAGCGCGTGGTAGTGCGGGTGCCAGCCCGACACGCCGTGCACGACCTCGAGCGCACGAACGTTGCCGACGTAGTGCGCGCCCAGCACATCACGCCATGCATTCCGAGCGTACCGCCGCCACGTATCGGCAAGCCGGTCGAGGACGACCGGGAGCGCCTCATCGCGTGCGTGGGGCACGGTGTAGGTCGCCAACAGCGCCGAGCCGCCGGCGTCAACGTGCCGGCGCAGGGCCGTCTCGATCTGGCGCGCCCGGCGGATGCCGAGCGTCACACGGCAACTGGGGCAGCGCCAGAAATCGCCACAGCGGTAGAGACCACTATAGGCAGCGCGCCCATCGGGAAGCCGGCGCACGACAACGCCCGACGCGCCGTAGCGGAGCGCGACGCCACAGAGGGCGAGCCGCTCGCGCGGCATGAGCGCGCGGGCGAGACGGTGGAGATAGGAGGTACACGGCACGTCGGGCATATCAATTATCAGGAAATTATCAGCAAATTATCATTGAAATAGCATCACTCACGTCCTATACTGCAAGAAACACGATTATCAAAGGAGGACCACAATGAACACACTAGAACGCCGCACATTCGCCGCCGCACTGCGCGCGGCAAAACAGGACGCCTACTGCCGCGCAGTCGGGGGATTCGTAATCGCGCGCCTGAGTGACGGAACCATCGACTGGTTCCCCGCCGGGCAGACGCCGCACCGGGGCGGCGAGCCGGATCGGAACGCCGTAATTCTCGGGAAATGGCGCTGGAACTACCGGCGATGGTCAAGAGTAGCGTAGGAAAGGAGGGCGCCATGACGAGCATCAAGCTGGCCGCCAGGTGGGACGGGAGTCCAATGAGTCTCACAAACCCAGACACAACATGGGTTCGACTCCTCGAGACACGCGGCATCGCGTACGCCGCACACCTCAGCGAGCCGGCGGGATGGCGGCTCGTGGTATGCGACGAGAGACGATTCACGCGAGCGCTGCACGCACTGCGAAAATACGGAGTGTACGGAATATGTGAGTGGACATACGACATCCATCCATAACCCGCTCCAACCCCCGCTCCGCCTGCCGGCGGACGGGGGTCATATCCAACACACCTACCGCCGCACATAGGTCAACACGACCTCACGACGCATGCGATGCTCAAGGTCATTCATCCCGGCCTGCGCCGGCGGCGGCAGATAACGACGCGAGGGGAGAATCGGACGCGAAAAGTGAGCGACATGGTCGAACCCGAGCCGCCGAAGAATGTGCGCGATACTACGCGAATTACGTACAAAAGAGCCCCTGACGTATGAATTGCCGATAACAAACACGGCGATACCACCGCACTTCAGCACTCGATGCACTTCGCGCAGCATAGCGTCGAGGTCTGTCACGTAGCGTGCAAGAACACGGCGTTCACGCTGTGGAAAATCAGGCGGTATCTTCATGATACGGAAGATCTCATCGAGTAATTCCGGATCAGCAATATGCTCAGGCGCTCGCTCCGCGCCGATGCTGCGCTGCCGGATAGCGCGAAGATCGCGAAGTCGATAGCCAAACCAGATGAGCGCCAGCCGATGACCGCGGATATAATCGATCGCGTTCAGATACGGCGGCGACGTGATGACCGCATCGACGGTTTGAGCGTGTATGCCGGTCGCACGAGCATCACCGTATGACACATCGACCCAACCGTGTGGCGGCTCTTCTTCCAAACGACGGGCCAACCGATGAACCGACTCGAGAAATCCTTCAAAGACGCGGTAGGTATTCGTCTGAGCGACTTTGTGCGGTCGACTATGGGAAACATCGTGCGCTAGTGAAGCGCCGCGATTCTTGGTAATAATGATCCGACTGAGCGCGACCCGCAGCGCGTCACCAATCACGTCGTTGCGCCGGTGAAGACAGGAGCTCAATTGACGCAAACGTTGTCGTTGCTCTTCTGCGAACCAGTAGACGCTGAATGCTGCCGTCTCCGCATCATCATCAATCCAGGGAAGATCGATCCGTGCAGGGGGCAGTTCACGCGCTTCATCGACCAGTTCACGCGCTGCAACACGTAACCGTTGTGGATCGATCGGCGCCGTCCATACTCTGGTCATCAGCACCGCCAGCGGGTCGATGTCTCGACCAAACGCACGATGACCTGCTTCAGCAGCCACCCGCACGACCGTCCCAGACCCCATCATCGGATCAAGGACCGTCGAGCCGGGCGTGAGCGCTTCTATTGCTTTCAGAGCAATATGCGGCGCCATGCGCGCCGGAAAAGGATGAATAGGACGAGGAAGCATAATACGCACCTCCATCACACATCGCAGAATCCCGCATCGCAGAAATCCTGCTGATCCGCAGACATATCCACCCTCAAAACCGTTATCTCATCCTGTCCGCGCTGCCGCCGCTCCGCATTAATCCGATCCTCGAGCACCTGCGCCATTCCCGCCAAATCCGGATACCGTTGCACCAGCGCCCACTGACTCCGAATAGACCTATAAGGACAAAACCAACAGGAGGACTTCCACGGCACGGCCAAACCCGCACGCTCAACGATCTCGCGGCACTGCCACCTGGTCAACCGACGATCGACCAGCGGGTAAACATGCTCAATGCGCGCCGCCGACGAGTCGCGCATGCGGTGATACTCGTCGACGCTGATACCGAGCATCAGCCCGATGCGCCCAGCCGGGTACCGGCCGTACAGGTAGCGCGTCAGCGGCGCAACCTTGTACTGCCGGGTGCACTGTCTAGACAACATGAATTTCTTGCGTCTCCCATGCCACGGGACCGGCGTGAACGCCGGGTTATCGAGCATATCGCGATACATGTTGCGCTCGATAACCGTAATATCGCGCCCATGCCCCCGACGCAACCACTGCCGGAATCGCGCGACGTACTCGCGCGTCGCGGGCGACTCCGCATCGAGCAGATCGACATGCACGATCTCATCGATATCCCATCCCTCCGACATCGCCAACACGACCAGCGCCGTACTCTGGACGCCGCCGCCGTAGGAGATAACCGTCGCCACGTAACCACCTCCAGAATAGTGTAACAACGACAGTAAGCATCAGAAAAACGCGGCGAATCGCGTATTAATTAACAAGAATCGATACCCTCAACGCGACTCGTCCAGTACACCTACCGCTTCGCCAGTGCGCCGCTCGCTCGGGCCGGCGCCCTCGCTCGCGGGCGCGCTCCGCGCGCCCGAGGATGCGCCATTCGGCGCGCCGCCAATCGCGCCGCCGCTCGGGCCGGCGCCCTCGCAGACGGCGCGACGGCTCGTCATCCCGACAGCTCTCCCGCGCGCGCGCCGTCCGTGGCGCGTGCGGCGGCGCGCGCGCCGACGGCCGCACCCGCCCGCAGCGCGGTTACGCGCCGCGCAGACTCTCGACAATCGCCTGCATGACGGGTGGGCAGACCGCATTGCCGAGCAAGCGCATCGCGTCGGTGCGGGTGCATCCATCCAGGACGAACGACGCGGGAAACCCCATCGCGCGCCGGAGCTCATCCACCTGGAGCATGCGCATCTCATGGCCGCCGCACCGATCCGGTCGCACCAGCGCGAAATGCCCGCGCGTCGTGACCGTCCGGAGCGGCACGTCCAGCGTCTGCCACTGCGGGCCCGAGCCATAGTAGACGGACAAAAACGTCGCGTCGCGGCCCAACGCCCGGAGCGCACGCTCGACGCGCTCGATCGTCGCATGGGCGCGGCGCGGCGTACGGAGCGGCGTATACGCATATCCGTCCAGATCGATAACGCGCGCGACCGGTATACGCTCAGACGTGCGCGGCGCGATCCCGGGCGGATCCGCCTCACGGTCGCAGACGATGTAGAGCCGCCGGCGGCGCTGGGGCACGCCGAAATCGGCCGCGTCCAGGACCTGAACGCGCACACAGTAACCCAGATGCATCAGGGCATACAGGAACGCCCAGAAACCATGCCACCGGCGCATCTGGACGACGTTTTCCACGACAATCCAGCGCGGCCGGAACACCCGCGCGAACGCCCACACGCACCACGGAAGATCCAGACTCTTCTCACACCGCGACCTGGCGCCGCGCGCCGGACTATGGTCCGTGCACGGGGGAGACGCCAGCAGCAGATCAACAGGACCGAGATCGTCACGAATGGCCCGGACATCAGACTCCGTCAGGATTGCGAGATCGCGCAGATGGAACCGCGCGCGGGGAAAATTCGCCGCATACACCCGTCCAGCGACCGGCCACACGTCAAACCCAGCGACGATCTCCACACCCGCAGCCATCGCGCCGAGCGAACTCCCACCGGCGCCGCAGAACAGGTCTATCGCCCGCATGTCATCCATCGCATGTCATCCCTCCAGCAACCCAAAATACGCCGGCGACGCCCAAAAATGTTCGACCGCAAAATGGTCGGCGAGCGCGGGAATCGAGCACTGCGAGCGCATGATCCACCGCAGGAGCCGCCGCCGGGCACGATACACCGGATCGTCGCTCCACGCGCCATCCGGCGGCGCATCGCCATCCGCATCGTCAGCGACAACCGACAAACGCCAGACAACCTCGTACCCAGCGCCGTGGTCGGTCGCGCCGCCGGAGACAACGAGATTCCAGAAACGAAGCGCACGGTCGACGTCGGCAGGGAACGGCCCGGGTCCGGCGAACGGATCGGAGACCGCGCGGCGGGCGATACACACGACGCGCGGCAACCCGCCGGGTGGGTCAACGTCACGGGGATGCCACTCCACCGACCAGTGATGATAGACGACCATTTAAACACCATCGGCGCCGCCCAGCGACGGATCGGCACGGTACTCCTCAACCAAATCCAGTGCAGCCTCAACAACCCGGAGTGTGAACTCCGAGTGATACTCCCACTGGCGGTTCGCCTGGACGTAGACCGACCGAAGCACCAGCGGGGGCGCGTCCTCGCGCACACGCAGGAGCTCGACAATCGCGTACGGGTAGTAGTCGAGCTCATACGTCACACCGACGTCGATATCATCCAGCGTATCGAGCAGCGCACGGAGATGACTCGACCTCCGGTGCACAATCTGCCACAACGCATCTTCCCTGCGGGTCGGCATCATCTCACTCCTTCGTCGACGTATAGTTTGATCACCGGCCTACCGGAGCCATCGCGCGCGAACTGGAGCCGCGCGGGGAACGCGACCACCTCGCCGCGCGCGTAGTCCGGCGAGTCGACAAACACGTCGTAGCCGTCAACCGAACACAGAACGGCCTCACCAACAACCAGATCACCAAACACCGTTACCACGCGGAACAACTTGCCATTCTTGCGCGACGTGAATTCCCTGTACGCGGCCACCATGCCGCGCAGGACCAAACGGTTATCCGTCGCCATCGTCAGCCTCCCTGAAACCAGTTACGAACCACCGCAACAGCCGCACCACATCGCCGAACGTTACGCTGCCGTCCGGCAGGAGGGCAGCAACGATATACCAGCACACCTCGATCGCCAGCGCGACCGCACGACGCTGACGGTCATCCAGCGCCCGCGCGATGCCGGCGCCAGCCTCAGTCAGCACGCGCTCGGTACGGGGATCGTTCATAGCGCGCATCGCGTCCTCCTAATCCTCCTCATCCTCATCATCCACACAACTATCGCCGCACATCGAACGGACCTCGGCCGGCACGCACGCCAGCGCAGGCGACCAGTACCCGCGCGCGCCGAGACCATCGGCCACCCAACACCAGCCGACGGCAGCGAGAGTCGCCGTCACACGACGTCCGCCAATCACCGTCCACCAACCGGAGCCGGATGCCAGCCGCATCCACGTCACGCCGCCCAGCACCATGCCGTACAACCCGGAGTCGTCGAGCGACGCCCGGATCTCAGCATCCGAGGGCGCGTAGTCGACATCCTCAACGCCGTCGAACGTCAGCAACGTCACCATATCCACCTCCATCACACTATACTGCCAATAGCCTCGATACCGCCAGTATAGCGCGATAGACGCGATGTGTCAAGCGCGCCGCCGCGCGGGAGCGAGCGAAGGCGCGGGGGCAGGAGCGGGGAGGATCGCGAGCGTGTCGCCAGCAGACGCGCCGTAGAGCGTGTCGTAGATGCCGTACCAGTCGGAGAGTCGCAGCGCGAACCGGTAACGCTCCACGAGGACGTCATCGGCGTAGGGATGCTCGTGCCAGCGATACACCGCGTAATCCGCGCCGCTACGACGGTAGCGACCGGCCGTGACGTAGACGTACTGCGTGAGGCGGCGCAGGCGCACATCGACCGTCGCAAAACTGGGACTGGTGTAGACACAGATGACGCCGCGCTTGCCCCACAGGATCATATCGCGCGTGAGCGCACGCGCCGCCTCAGACGCCCACTCGCGCGAGTCCAGAGAGACCTGCACCTCGTCCCACACCAGCACCGCGCCGCGCAGCGATGCGAGATCGTCGAGCGTGGCCACGCGCCGGGCACCGCGCACGGGAATATTACCGACCAGATCGAGACCGAGGGAGCGGGCGAGGCAAACGGCCAGCCTGCACGCCATCAGCGTCTTGCCGCTCCGGAGCGCGCCGAAGACGCCGACGAACGCGCCCAGGTGGTAGCGCTCGAACGGGAGCAGCCGGAGGGGGGGATCAGCGATCACGACGCTCATCGCGACGCCTCACATATTCCTCGAGCGAGAGCGCCCGGAGCGCGTCACGGAGCGTGCGCGACGCGCCGGGAGATTGCCGGATCGCCGATGCCTCGATGATGGGGGCAATGCGCTCATACAGCCGGGGCGTAGCGATCGAGAGCCACGCGAGCGCCCGCACGCGACCGTCGGAATACCCGACGACGGCACGTGACAACGCCGCCGCGAGGGTCGCGCGGGCGTCCAGGAACATCATATCGTCATCACCGAGCGACGGTTGGCGCAGGTAATCGCGTTCGGAGTGCATCCGCTCCTCCTCTCGTATTCCGTGGCGCTTTTTCAGGCTTCAACCCTCCAAACGCGCTCACCCTCGCGCTGCGCGCGACTCGGTTCGCGCGTTTGGAGCCGGTTTGCCCGTACCGGCGAGACAGGCCGTCCGGGCGGCATCACGTTTTTGCGGCGCATTGCGCCGGAAAACCGCGCGTAATTGTAGCGTACTGCGCGTACGCGCCGTCAAGACCTCGCTTCGCTCGCAAGCGCCGGAAAGCGGCGCAACTTTTTTCGGAACAGCGGAAGGCGCCGCTTTCCGGCGGTCTTGACGGCGCTGCGCAGTACGCTGAGCCTCCGGCTGCGGTTTTCCGACAAACAATGCGCGCGCAGGGCGGGCAGGGCAGGGCCGTACCGTCACCCGGTTTGCCGTACCGCTCCGGCGAGGGCAGGGCGGTGGGCAGGAACCCTGCCCAGGCCGTGCCGGATCGACGCCTGTACCGTCCACGACCGGCGTACTCACGCGGCGCCTGTACCCCCTACGCGCCGGGGGGAGTGGTCCCAGGCAGGGGGTGGGGCAACGCCGAACAGTCGGCACCGGCGGCACGCAGCGTCGCAATCGCCCGGCGGGCGAGCGACACGGAGTCGGGATCGTCGGCGTCGTAGACGACGCCCCAGACAACACGGCCACCGCACCGTGCCTGGACGAACCAGAGACGCCGGTCCGCCCAGGGCTTCAGCGTCACACGCCAGTCACGTACACCCACACTCACCTCTCACCCACAAGCGCCAGGATCTGCGCCACCAGCGACTGGAGCGCCGACACCTGCGCCCACGTGAAATATGCGAACATGGCCGGGAGGACGACGCCGGCGACACGCAGGAAATCGATCCATTGCCCACCGCCGCGCCAGAGCGACGCGAGGGCCGCCGACTCACGCGCCCTCTCCAGCGCCTGGTGCTCAATCAGCGCCGCAGCATCGCAGCGCGCGATCCAAACCAGTTCGCGGCCGACCCGGAGCGCCGGCAACGACGCCGGATACGTGACGCCATCCGCGACAATGCCGGAGTCGCCGTAGGCGGCCGGCAGCGCGCGCCAGCCGCCGACGTCATCATACAGCAACAACCAGCCAGTCACCCGTCCGGCGCCGGCCTCACGCCGGCGCATATACCAGATCGCCGCGCCGACCGCACAGATTGCCAGCGCGATACTGATCTCCTGCACCGCTCACCTCACAAGCGCGCCACGCGCGCCCAAGGAAAGAGCCGTTAACCGCGCCGCTGCTCGCCCTCGCTCGCAGACGGCGCCATGCCTCATCATCCCGATACCCGTACCGCGCGCGCGCCATCCTTTGGCGCGTGCGGTGGCGCGCGCACCGACGGCCGTACCCGCCCGCAGCGCCGTTCCGCGCCTAATCATCGCCGCCGGCGGCGGCGGTCAACCACGAGCGCAGCATGACGTACGCCACCGCCAGCTGCACGAGCGCCGCCGGCAACAACCAGCGCGGGAGCCAGAGCGCCGCGGCCGCCGCGAGCGCGAGCCAGACGAAAACGTAGAGCGTCGCAACGACGTACTGCATCATCAGCTCACGAGTACGACACGGCGGATGACCAGCCACGCACGAAACGCGAGACCGACAGTAACGATAGCGAGTTGAGCCAGCAGCGCCTGCCGGACGATTCCGGCATACGCGACGTAATCGACCAGCATGTACATGAGCCTCGTGTAATCCACGATACCGCCCAACCAGTCGACGATCCAGCGTAACGCCGGAATGGACGGCATGGTCTGCGCGGGATGGAGGAGGGAGTCCATCCAGCCGTTCCAAATCTCGACCAGCGAGTTCACAAACGAGACAATACCGTTGTAGACGTTCGCCGATGCGTGATCCCACCAGCCGACAATCTTGCTCCAGAAATCCTCGAGCCAGTCCATACGCGACTCCTAGCTCAGCGACCGGAACACGCGCCAGGCGGTCCAGAACACAAAACCCACAACCATCAACGTGACCGGAAGCCGGACGAAATTAAGCACCGGCGACGCGACACCCAGAAACCCACACAGACCCAGTATGAAATCCGGGAACGCATCCCGGAACCCATACTCCGGCGCGTCGGCCAGGACGGGGGCGGGCAGATCGCAGATACGCCCAGCCGAGGGCGCGACCGCGCGCCCGAGCGCCTCAAGCCCATCCATCAGATCGCCGACAATCGATCCCTCCCAGGACACATCATCGCCAAGCGGAGGCGGCGTGACGGGCGCGAGCGTATAGCGGGGCACGGCCGAGGGCGGCTGGTACGGATCGCGGGTTGCGCTGGGAAGCGCGGTCCAGGTCGGCGACGGAGTAAGCGTCGCGGTCGGCGTGCGCGTCAGCGAGGGCGTGCGCGTGATAGTCGGCGTGCGCGTGCGCGTCGGCGTGCGCGTCACGGTCGGCGTGCGGGTGTCCAGGGTCGGGGTCGGCGTGCGCGTGCGCGTCGGCGTGCGGGTGACCGTCGGCGTGCGCGTCGGCGTGCGCGTCGCGGTCACCGTCGAAGCGGGCAGCGGATCCGACAGGCAAAACCGCGCGCGGCCGTTGCCGGACACCCTCACAACACCCCATCCGTCGAACTGATACGGATAGATGCCCGGTCCGTGATACTCCCCAAGCCACCACAACGATCCGGACGCCACCTCCATCCAGTACAAGCCTGCGCGGGGAGGGCGGAATATAACGGGAAACTCATCGGTCACATCCTCCCAGTCGGTGCAATCCACGGAGGGCCCGGGCGTCGCAGTCGGCGAGGGCGACGGCGTCGGCGAGGGCGAGGGCGTCGGCGAGGGCGAGGGCGCGAACGACGAATCCACACTCAACCAAACATAGAGCGAGCCGCTCGCGGAACCCGGAACATAGTACCAGCCGGGCCCGACCAACAGGACCAAATTGCCGGGACCACGATCGAAGCGCAGCACGTCATACCGGCCGGGCCACCACGTGTTATTGAGATAGTCTCGCCAGGGACCCGTCACCCGCTGGTTGTTGTAATCGTACGGATCCCACTGAGCCGTCCAGTTGTCCAAGTAGTAGCAGAGAGCGGACGAGAACGGGAACCAGCCGTAATCACGCGTGCCGCCCGCGCCGGCATGGTACGCGCCGAATCCGGAAAAATGCCACACACCCGCATAGAGCCAGTAACGCCCAGGGCCCGGATCGCCGCACCCCGAGCCGTCCAACAGGATGTACGAGTTAGGAGTCGGCGTCGGGGAGGGAGTCGGCGTCGGGGAGGGAGTCGGGGTCGGGGAGGGAGTCGGGGTCGGGGAGGGAGTCGGGGTCGGGGAGGGAGCCTGAGCATGCACGGGAAAATCGACGCCCAGAACGCACAGGAATATCGTGAATATGAACACCGTGCGCGCACACGAGAACAAGCGTATGCGACGCGGGCGAGTCATCGACATCACAGCATGCAGCGCGCGCGGGCGCGGCCGGAGCTGCACCCGCAGCGGCGATCCGGAACACGCGACCTAGAACAGATTGACGATGCGACCCAACATCCTGGCACCGAGCGTGACGCCGATGGCCAACGCGAGCACGCCCACGAACGGGTTGAAGATACTGGTCGCAGCGTTGAGGATGTCGGTCATCGACGGAGCCGTAAACGCGGGCGGGTTGTTGAACTGCATAGCCGAAAACCTCCTATTCAACTTCAACTACACAAACAGAGAGACCAGCCGCGCGGCAATGTAGGTCACGATTGCGAGCGCGGCCGGATAGAGCACGTCCGACGTCTCTACTACCATAGCCGACCTACCGACAGCATAAACCGCAACACAACGACGGTAACGACCGCAACCACGAGTATGACGAAGAGCGACTCAGCCACGATACCACCTGTCTACCGCGTACAACATG